CGCTGCGCTTCATTAAAATCAGTTGAGTACTGATATTGATTTTGCATCAACTGATTGTAGGGAATCATCGCCTGTATGTATTCAAGGCCCTGCTCGCGGTTGTCGTCCTGCGCGAACCAATCTAGGCTCATGCCCGGCGCGTTCTGCCATCCCTGGCTAGTGGCTGGCTTCACTGTTGGCGCTTGCCCTGGCTGGGTCACGCTTGGCAATGTGGGATTCCAATAGGTATTCCCGCCCGGCTTGGGGGTGGCCGGATCTCCCGGTTGCGGCGTCGGCTCATAGGTGCTTGGATTATTCGGAAGCCCGCCGCCTCTGGCCTGGGTTGTACTGTAGTTGCTCCACGGATTAGCATAGCTGTTCTGATTGTTGGCGTTCGTTATCCGCTGCATTCCCGGTTGCGGAATGCCGCCCCATCCCTGTTGGGTGGTTCCCCAGGGGGAAGACGCGCCGCCGTAGGATTGCCGGTTCTGTTGCGGCATCCCCGAAGAGCTATACATATCGCCGCCGCCGCCTACATTCTGATTGTAGCTTTGGTTCTGCGCGGCGGTTGCCATGCGGTTACTGATTGCCATTTTACATTACTCCTGGGGGTGCGCCCCCTCCTGCTAGCGCCGCGAGTTCCTCACCCGGCGGCAACGGCTGCCCCATCATTTGGGCGAATAGTTCAGGGGGCATCCCCGGCGGTAGGCCCATCGCTTCCGGGGTTAGTTGCCCTTGCATCTCTGGGGGTATGCCGCCCCCCATCGGCCCCGCCATCCCTGGGGGTTGAATGGGTGCGCCCCCTGGCGGCCCCATCATGTCAGGCGGCGGCCCACCCGGCCCCATTGGCGGTGGCCCCATCATCCCCATGTCCGGGATCATCGGCGGTGGTGGTGGGGTAGGTGGCTTAATCAACTGCTCCGCTACCTGCTCTAATGGCGTTCCCTTCACCAAATCCCGCCACTGGCCATTGGGGAATAAATCCATCAGGCGCAGAATCGTGACATTCTTCATAATATCGGGATTCTCAAAGGCCATTTCTGCAAAGATGCGATCCTGTTCATCCTCTGGCATGGCAACCGATAGGTACTTTTCTCTGAGGGTTTGCCGGCTGATGTACTTTCCATCGGCCAAGCGAACGCCCAAGGTCTGCACTTGCAAATCATCCTGTGGCAGTTGCGGACGTAACTTCACTTGATTCTCATAATAGCCATCAATATCTTCGGCCTTGATCGTCAGACGATATAGGCGCTCTGTCCCCTCCTGGCGGCCCCATAGTCCTATTTCATCCTTGCCCGCAAATTCATCAATCAGCGCTAATACCAGTTCGTTGATATGCGTCACGAACAATTCTAGGTATTCCAGGAAAGATTTGATTCTTCCTTTAGCCGCATCGCTCAGAAGGTTAATTCCGTAGCCGGCATTCATATTGCCGCTATCCCCGTACATGACATTGGGGAAAGCGGTTTGTTGTACGCCCGCGTCAATTTGGCCTAGCATGGCCTGCAATACGTTCAGATCCACGCCGGCTTTAATCGTGTCGAACCGCGTGCCGGCTGGTACAGGCACGGTTGCGCCCGGTCTAACCTGCACATCATCCACAATTTGGCCGTTCTCATTCTGTACCGCAATGAATGGCCATACTGCCCATAGTACCGCAGTTCCTAAGTTACTGGCTAGCCTGCATTTGTAGGGCCATAGTTCCTCTAGGCCATGCAGAATAGAAAGCCCCTCATAGGTTTTGTCTTTAGTAGGGGCGCTATCGCCGTAGACCTCGATAATAGGGACATAGGGGTAATCGGTTTCCACTGGCTTCTTTGCAAACTCTTCGTCAACCAAAATAGAATTCCATACGCGCCCGGTTGTCGGGTTAGTCCACCAAAAGTCAGTGATCGTTACCTGGGTGTCTTCGGTTTGAATGTCATCGTTATTGGCCTGTTTCCAGATGGACAGGCGCGGGTAGCGTTGCCGAGCGTCGGCGCGGTCGGTGCGGTATTTGTGGAACGCATATTCGACGTACATTGGCCCGCGCTTAATGCCTACGTCGAACGGGTCTAGCGTGCGAATTAAGATCGGGAAGTTGCGCTTTTGAATCAGCTTGGGCAAATCTTCTTTAACCCATTTGACTTCAGCGCACACGCGACCACGCACCAGGCTAAACCAAATAGCATCATCCAACACAATGCGCCCCTGCTGCCAGTTCACCCGCTGCCACATGGCGGTGAGAAAGCCTTTCAGCTTATCGGCGGTACGTTGCGCCTGATCGTCAACGTCGCGCGGTGGAACGTCAATCCGCGGGTTGCTGCTGATTAAGCGCTTCCCCAGGTTCACGATATTTAATGGGTCGGGTAGGGTGACTTGCTCGCGCCCCTCTTTTTCAACCGCGTCGCGCCAGTCCTGTTTGAACCCAGCGTCAAGCCCCCACATTTTTTCCCAGACTTGCGCTAGGCTTTTCCAGCCCTGGCGCTCGCGCTCAACAATCATCACCCTGGCGCGGATCTCGTCTACAGTTAGCTTCATGGTTTCCCCAATAAAAAACGGGCAATCCCTATTAAGAGATTGCCCGCTGGTACGTACCCGGTAGGTCTTTTATTATTCGCTGTGCTTTGGTCGCCTGGATCGCTCTATCCCTAGATAGGTTTCGATGGCCCCCAGGAGGATTAACAGCGCCTGCCTAAATGCTAAAAGTAATACCCGGTTTTTGTCTTCCATCATTAAATGCCCGGCCAAAATGTTTACGCTCGAAACGTGCTAAGCGGCGCCCCCATTTCGCTCTTTTCTGGGCTAGAGGTAATTGCCACCACTCCGTAAGCCTGTGCATGATTTCCTCAGCAGCGGTTTGACTTAGCGCCCACCACCCCACCGGCCGCAGGTCTATATATTCGGTTATATAAAAAGTGCTTACCTCGTTCACTTCCAACGAGATATGTATCTCGCGCCATTCCTCCCTGCCAGAAAAACCAAACACCGGACTGTCACTCTCTCTTAGTCGAACGGCTAAAATTTTTTCAGGTTTTTCTAACAGGCGTTTCATAAGATAATCACGCATTACCCGTTCAACGCAGTGCTGACGTATAGCTTCGACTTGTTTAGGAGGTGTGTTAATTTGATTATAACGATAGGCATACTGGTGTTCGTCATGCATACGATCTAATCTTCGCCTTTCCTGGCTTGCGCTTTTCCAGCACTGGCCCGAACCAGTCATACAAGAGATAGCCTAACGCCTTCAATGCGTGATTGTTGGCGTCAATCGGCGTACTGCTTTCGCTGCTTCCCTCCACATAATCCCGCCACCGGTATAGGCCCATTTCGGCTATGGTGCCAGTAGCCCGCCCGCCTGTCACCCGGTCAGATAGCCGATTGCTGAACAGGAGTAGGGGCGCTTTCGTCACCGGGTCAGGCCGCAAGCGCCGCCGCACTGTGGCAATGCTCTCTTGCACCGGGACATAATTCGCCCGTAGCGGTATGCCTGTCTCATCCATCCACGTTTGCACCTGGCTTTTGGTGCCTTGTTGCCGTTGGCGGCCTGCTACGTCGATCACTCCGTTTTTAACCGCCTTAAACCAAGGGCGAGATTGACAGCGCTCGATGACTTCTTCGGCTATGGCCTCCTGCACATACACCTCATCAATGACATGCACCCGCGTTTTGGGTACCAGTAGGCCGCTTTTGTAGTGGCGCACCATGCCAGCCGAGGCCGGTAACGTTTCCCGCTGCACTGCCAGCACCACATACGCCCGCGTTCCAGGGTCTATTGCTAATTCTACAGGTAGTTTCGGGTTAAAATCAATAGGCTTGACGTGTTCCCGGTTAGAGAAGATGCGGAACACCAAGCCTTGTGGCTTATAAGGAACCGCGCCTACCCGCTCTAAGAATAATTCCGGGTCGTTTAGACTGTTCTCTAAGTCGATAATCTTCGGATCTGAACGCCCCCCAGGAAAGATAAAGTGATTCGACCAACTTGGCAGGGAGAAGGAGCGCCCTCCCTCTGGATTAGGCGCCTGCCACCGTGACCACAGTTGCGGATACCAGGACAAAGCGCCTTCAAACGTGCCTGACATCATGACCCTAGCGTTATGCTCTAGCGCTCTTTCCGCCAACTTATTAAACGCCCCTTCTGCCTGCCTACCCATCTCCACCCCAAGCAGCACATGAGGCGCGAAGGAGGAAAGCGCCGCGAGATCGTCGCTGCTCTTCGTCTCGCACCGAAAGCCCCACGCCGTTTCAAACATCCGTTGGCCCCGCTCTGGGCTTGTGTAGTGGCTGATGAAGCCCAGTTTGTGGATAGGCTCAAACAGATAGCCCCATTCTGCATTGGCGTCGTTATAGTTTGGTCCAACAATCCACATGAGGCCATCCTTAATCAGCGTTTCCTCTATGGCCTTCATGGATAATGTCTTGCTTTTGCCGGCGCGCACCCCGCCCGCGAGAAGTAATAGGCGTTCGGTTGCGTCCATTACCTCTTGTTGGCCGTAGCTGGTCGTGATTAACTCCCCTTCTATGCCGTGGATAGGGAACTCCCCTACCGTGGGGGTGTAGCCAGCCGCTTCCCAGCACAATTCACGCCAGTCTTTTTTATCCTGGTCTGTTGGTAAGACAATCATTTACATCCCATGCGGTAATAGAAGTAGGTAGATTGCCCCCAGGATGAGAGCAATCACCCACCCGATTAGCCTATCGGCCCATCTTGCCACCCTTACCACCTTTGCCCGGCTTGGCCTTGCCGCCTTTCGCCCCTTTGCCTTTCGCCCCGCACGTACAATCTTTTGCTGCTTTCCCACAGTTAGGACATTTTGCCATTGCCATAATTCGGTTCCCCTCGCCTATTGATACAATCCCAATATCCACAGCACCGCACCTATACCGATGACTACCACCCACACCCAGAACAATACCAACAGTTGGTAGCCAAACACGAATAGCCCGCGCTTGCTTGCCCCTGCCTTGTGCCAGTCGTCCGCTTCTAACCGCTCGATGCGCTGTTCCAGTTCGCGCACCTTAACCATAAATTCCCCGTCCCCCATACCACAAAGCCCCTTTCTTTTGCTGATACTACACTGAGCTTTTACTGATACAAGGCCCATCCCCCATCCGCCGCCTTTACCGCTACCCGCTTCCAGTCGATTAGACTGGCGTGCTTGGCCTCTGTGCTGCGTTGTACCAGCTCGGGCCACTCCGCCCCTTCCACCATGCGCGCCGCCGGGATTAAATATACCGTTGCCGTTCCCTCACGCAGTAAGTAAAACATGCTTATCACTCTCCTCTTTACCTTGAACTTATTCATTGTACAAACTCTTTCAGCCACAAGAGCGCCCGGCCCACTTCGCCCAGGTCAACGCCCAGGTATAGCGCGCCGCCGATAAATACCGCCGCAAGCAGAACGAGCACCGCCCAATACTGTCTAGTCGTCATACTCACCTTCCATACGTACACTTTTCATTGTACAATTTGCCTTCTGCCCGTCAGCGCCGCCTAGTGTTACCAGCACTAGGCATTGCTGTTTAAGAGGGCTGGTGAATTGTTACGCACTGGCAGTGATGGCGCTTGCGTCCTGAGAAAACTTGGCGCTATCACTGCTGTTTTTCATTTCTCCAACCAGTACAGTCGGCTTTGTCTGTACCTCTGCCGCCTCAATTAGCAGCCCTATCGTTTTATTTCGACTCATCCCCAAACTTGCGGCAAGCCGATCTGCCTTTTCAAGTTGCAGGGTGGTTAACCGCAACCCGGTATTTACCCCGTAGTCCTTCATTTGCTTTACTCCTTTGGAACAAAAAAGCGGGCGCCCCCCTTTATACATGGAGTGCGCCCGCTGGTTGCCCGGTGGACAGAGTTATTTATCTGCCCCCCATTATACCGCACTCCTGTGTTTAGAACAAAAATTCGCACCTACTATTGGTACACATTAACAGGGTCGCCAAAAACAATCAATAGCCTTTTACCTTAAAATTTTCGACTTTTTAAAACTTGCTACCACCTGTAAATACTTCGTTCCTGTTGCCAGTACTCCCTTACCTTAGTGCTTGCCGTTGCCGTTCAGTACTGGTGCGGGTGTCGTGGGTAGGGTGGCGCTGATCGTGTGCAGCGCAACACCCGTCAACACCCCGACAAATAGCAGCATAAGCACACCTTACACAATCAATACCCCGTCCGGCACCTCAACCCCCGTCCAGCGCTCATTCACGGATTCAGGCGTATCATATGGATTGACCCGAATCATAAAGCCCATGTGCTGCGCCATCTTCGCAATCAGTATCAATTGATTGTGTCCTGTCGTACCATGCCCGCACTCGTTAGCGTAGAAAATAGCGTGCTTAATCTCCAACAGTTCCCGCTCTGTCAACCGCAAAATGCCTGTTTCGTCGCTTGCTTCAATCATTTTTACCCCCGATGTTTTGCCCCAAAAACTGCGCAATGGTTACTCTATACCGATACCCGCTACACCCTCATCGACCTTTACCGCCAGTTCGCCAACCGCCGTTACTATCGTCAGCAGCGCTACACCCTCCATCTCTATCGGCGTGTAATAGGTTGGGTCATGCCTTGACAGTGATGCTTCTAGCGATTCTTTCATTGCCCTAGACATTGTTAGCACCCGCGGCGGAAACCCCTTGTCAGTGTAGTACTGTAGAGCCACATCACTGACGAGGGAATAAATAGCAGAAGACATTTGCGACCCCCAATGTTTTGGATTAAATTTCGCCATGCCCCAAGGCAATTTCCACGGCCTCGCGGACGTTGTCGCTGCCCTTCTCTGTCGTCAGTAGCACGCACATCTCATCATTGCTAGGGTCGCGCATAATCAGCGTCACCCTCGACATGGGCACGTTTCTCTTCCTGCATAGCTCCTCTATCTTTATCAGATAGTCCACTACCTCCGCCTTGAAATACGACATCTCAATAGAAGCCATAGCACCCCCATTTTTTGGATTAAAAACTGCACGATA